TGCCTGTGCTGATTGCTGGTACACCTATTTTACTTGTTGCTGTACCTATAATATAACCATTCATAAAAGAGGTGCTTATGCTTCTGTTTGAAGGTGCAACCTCTACTTGAAAATAACCTGAATCTTTATAATTAAAAGATATATTTCTAAGTTGGTATCTACCTGAAGTGATAGCTATTAAGCCTCTTCCAGTATTTTCTCTAATGTATTGTGTTGATAGAGTGTACTTAGACTCATAAGGGACACCAATGTATACATTTATGTGATTACCTTCTAAGGTATAATTACTTGTGGAAACCACATTAGTAAGCGCGTAATTATTGCCATTAGCAGCATCTACTGCTAGTAAACCTGTTTTGACACCATAAGGTGAAGTAACAGTTGTAAGTCCTGTCCCTGCAGAATATGTTCCTGTTACTTGTTTTTTTAAATCTAAATAAACTCCAAAACCAATAGTCGCATCTTTTAAATTTCTTAAATCTAATCTAATTAATTTAGTAGTCTTTCCTTCCACCACCATTAAATATATAAAACTTTCAAAAGTCATTCCACCTAATATCTTAGAATTTGGAAACTGCCATTTAGACCAAGCTGTTTGAACTTTTTCACCACCATCAAAGAAGTATTTGTAAATAAACAAAGTACCGGCATTAATAGAAGTGACATCTGTGCCTGTTATATAAGGTGCAGTCTGCGCATCTGCTGTATCTGAAGCAATTGCAATTAATGTATCTTCTGTTGTGTTGCTAATTAATTGATGAACATTAGTGGGTAGTAAATTTTGTACTGAAACTGTTATATCTAATCCATCATTTGTTAACGTATCATCATCAGCAAAGTATTCTCTTATGGCTGTGTTATTATTTCTAGCTTGTGCAAAATAAGCAAACTTACCTGCTGAAACTGGTTTAACTGCTCTATTATGTTCAAAAGCTGAAGTCTCTCTAAGCACAGCAGTCGTAGGGGATAAGGTATCTCCTACACTTCCTAGTTTGAATTGTGCTTTTTCAGAGAAAATTAATAAACTTTCATTAAAAGAAAGTGTGTCATATAAAATACTGACAGATGTTCCTGAAGCTGCTATATCAATAGGGTCTGTGTCTAAAACTTGTGTAACGGTTGAGCCAAAGAAATTAAAAAAACTTGCATTCTCAGTGAAAATAATATTATCTAAAGACAATATACCTAATCTGTTTTGATAGAAGGTAAGATTATTTATTTTATTACCTACAAAACTTGGATTAGAGTTGGTAATACCATCTCCTACAACTCTGTCAGTCCAATCTAATTCTTGAAAAGTAAATGTATCATCATTATTATTAATTAATGCGTGTGGCATGGTGCTGTTGTTTAAACCTAAGCTAACAGCGGGTGCTATTGTTTCTGCCCATAAACCAGCACTTTCATATGCTACCCAATAATCAGCAAGGTCATCAGCAGTTTCACCTGTGATTTTTATTTTTGAATCAACAAGAGCGTGGTATGGTAATTTAGTAAAATCTGCTATTGAATCTCTGACAGCATACATGCCAGTATTGCCAGAGCCATCTGCTGTTTCAATTTCGTAGTCAGCATCTCCATCAGTAGGTGTGCCATGAATAACTGCACTAATTAATTGAAATGTAAAATGGTCAGTAAAGCCTGAATAATTGGATAGTCCTTGTGTAGTTGACACGGTAACTCCTGTGTCAGTCCTTACAACTTTAAAAGCTGCATCTGAACTAGCATTCCAATATGCACTAGAAGTACCTTTAAATAATATATCAGCAACATGAGTAGTGTCTCTAAAAGCACTATCAGTTGCTGCATTAGAACCTGAAGGCAGCTGCAATTGCACCTCTAATGGAAATGCCATATCAGGATGATTTAATTTAATTTTATATTCTCTACCATAATTAGTGAGAACCGTATTGACATAAAACTCTTCAACTTTAGCAGCACTGGTAGTCACATCCGCAAGAACAGTTGTTGAACCATTAGCTATAAAGGTATAATCAGCAACATTAACCATCCTAAAATCTGACTGTGGATTAGTGCTTGTTAAATAACTTAAGCCACTTGCAATCGTAACTGTTTTTTCATTCCCATCTAAATCCCAGACTTTAATACCACCATTGTAAACAGCAATCATGTACTGATTAGCTGTATCTCTTTGGATAGACCAAAACTTTGTAGTGTTTGGGAACACATTTGTGCTGTCTAAATCAGCTAAATATTCAAATGAAGGTCTTTTAGATAATCCATCTACGATATTATTCTGTAAATTAAGTTGTTCTTCACCTTGATTAATACCTCTTTGTGTTGGTGTCTGTTGAGATATTCCATTTAAGAAATTGGGAATACTCTGTGAAACAACTGAACCCACTTAAAAAGTCTTTCTAGTAGGTCTGTTAATAATTGAATAAGTATTTCTATCACCAGCTAACATGTTAACATCCGCTTCTTGACTGTCTGCTTGGTGGAATGCCATTAATGCTTCATTCTCATCATTAGAAAGTAATTCTACAATTGCTTTATCACCTATAAATCTTGAAGCAAATCTTCGTGAGGCTTTAGCTGTAATGTATTGTCTTGCATATTCTGGTAATTGTTCAAACTGTTGTACTAAAACTATATCAACCATAGAAGGTGCTGAAGTAAATACATCTGTATGGTGGTCTAAGTCATATAGGTAACCATTTCTTAAAGTATAATTTAGATATTTATAAGAATTACTAGCGTCAGCTTTAACGCAGTTGGAAGGTAGGGGGACTTTATTATCTTGGTCGAGTGCCAAGGAAGTGTAATTTTCGTGTGTATTAAAATGCCATCCTTGAGATTGGATTGACATAGAAGTTTCATCTAAAATATTTTTTGCTGTAGATACATCCACTGAAGTTGTACCTGTAATTGCATTAACTGGCGCTTCTCCAATACCAGAAAGCATAATGTTAATTGCTTGGAGTTCAGTTGTGGGTGTGATTTGTGTTGCCATTATCTATACTATTATTGCGATTATTAAAATTACTCCAAAAACCATAACAACTTTTTTGTGCTCAGTCCAAAAGTGTTTTGTCTCAAGAACTATTGCATTTATTTTATCTATCATAATTATTTGTTATATCCTCTTATTAATTAAAAGTAGAAAAGGGGGATTTGACTCCCCCTAATCTAATTGATATTAAAAGGCTTATGCCTCTTTGATACCTACTGCTGCTTCAGGTCTCAATACTCCGTGACCCATAGCATATTTAGCTACCATTAATGTACCTTGTCTTCTGATGTCGTATTCACTTTCGACAGCCAAGTCCATTAATTTTACCGTACCAACTGCTGACGGATGAGATATCAAACATACGTAGTCTGATAAATCTACTGCTTGAGGGTCAGCGATAGTTGCTGATTTTCCTGAAGGTGCAGTTTGGTCGTTTGCTGTTGCTATTTCGCTAGAAATAAAGTGAGCAGTTGGAATTAATTCAATTCCAGCTACTTTAACTACTCTACCTTCAGCAATCGAACCTTGACCTGAAAAGTCAACGTTAGTTACATTTGTACCATTAGCAAGCTTGTAGTATTCTTCCAATCTAATGAAAGCTTTTCTACCTTCTTTTGGTACGTAGTTAGCGTCTAAAGCTTTAGCTGCCTCAAATAAAGCATCAATAGTAGCATTAGCTGCTGTAGCAGCAGTTGCACTAGCGATACCAGCATTTGTTACAGTTGTACCAGCTCCGTAGCTTGCGTCACCTACGTTTGCTGATGCTTGAGATGCTTGGCCAATAGTTTGTAAGATATGCTTATCTTTTTGAAAAGCAAGTGCTCTACCGATTTCAGTAGAATATGCACTTCTTACATCCCAGTGGTTTTTAGCTTCTTCGATGTTCGATAAGAACACAGAAGATAATAGTAGGTCATTAATTGTAATAACCTTTTCGTTGTGGTTCACATCTGAGCCAGTTATTTCCGCTCCTGCTACGTGATATGCAGCGTTAACTCTACCCATTACAGGGAAAGTTGCTGATTTGCCAGAAGATATACTTCTAACCATTTCAGCGCCAGCAGTTACTGAAGCTCTGTCGAAAGAAGTAAGAACTTCTCCAGCAAAAACTTTCAGAAACAATGCATCTTCAGTACCAGTAGCGTTGACTAGACCCTGTGAAACAGGACTTGCGTTTGCCATATTGGTTTCCTTTGTTGTTATTGTTTATAAAAGCCTCTACATAACTTTCAGTTTTTACCTAAATTGTCGCCCTCAAGCGGTAAAGTTATTACACTTAAATATTTATGTTTTGGCAGTTGCCCCTTAATAAAGGTGCACAACTATAAACTTGCTAGTTTTTTAACAAGTTTAATGCCGAGCAGGAATTTACCCTGCTCACGACATTTCTGTATCAGACACTTAAGTCTAAATATTTTTTCTGTTTTTGGTGACACTAAATATTACTGTGAGATAATTTAGTTTTTACTTCCTTTTGATAAGCAGTGTCTTTAGCATATCTGGAGTCTGACATTGCAGCTGTAACTTGAGCCCAAGATTCAAACCCTGCTTCTTTGGATGGAGTGGCAGTACCTTGCATATTTTTAGGTTCTGTTCCATTAGCTTTTTGATATTGAGCTTGTAATGCAATAACCGCTAATTTAACTGTGTCCATGTCAGGACTATTAACAGCAGTGTTATAAGCTTTTTTCTCACCTTCAGACATATTACTGGCTGCCCAATTAGCCATGTCATTATAAGCATCATCACCACCTACAACACTTTTAACTTCTTTACCAGCAGCATCTGCTAATGATTGCTGTCCGGCAATATAATTATCTACGTATGTTTTTGAGATACCCGCTTTTTCCAAAGCTTTATAAGACTTAGTATCTAATTCACCTTTTTCAGAATATTCTTTCTGCAAAGCAACCATATCTAAGCCAGCTTCTTCAACAGCTTTTTCAGCAATTTCTAAAGTATTGTTATTTTCTTCTACTTTAGTTTCTTCTTTTAATGTAGGCTCTCCAATTTTAGGTTGAGATTGTCCACCAAGTTTCTTTTCTAATTCCTCATATGACTTTGCTAACTCTTCAACTGAATTAAACTTTTCAGGAAGGCCTTGAGGTTTACTATGTGCGGGCTGTGTCTCTACTGGTTTGTCTCCACTAGTGTCTTCTGTTGTTATTTCTACTTTGTCTACCATATATCATTATCCTTGTTGTTGATTTTTCATTGCTCCAGCAACAGCAGGCGCTACAGCTTTTTCAGCCAGCCCCATCATCTGTTGATTTTGCATTGCTTCTTCTTGAGCCTGTTGTTCAGCCTGTAGTTCTTCATCAGTCTTAACAAGTCCTTCAGTATCAATGCCTAGTCCTGTGGCAATTCTCATTATTAAATCCTGTGTGTTCAATGATTGAACTATTTGCGGATTTATCTGTGCTAAGTTTGCTACTTCAGCTACAAATTCTCTTAATTTCTGCAAGTCATTACCTCTTCCTAAAGCTTCTACACCTGTAATAATAGTAGGCTGTACTGAGCCTTTAGGTAATGAAGGTATTTCTTTTGCTTGTGACATACGCTGCATAAGTATTTTAACTAGTGGTAACTGAAATTCTTGCGACAATAAGCTATAAATACCACCCATAGCAGTCTCTAATTGTTGCGCCATGTACCTGATTTCAGCTGCTGTAACTCTTTCAGCATCTCTTTGAATAGCTGTATTTAATAAGAAAGCATAAGACATACGTTCTTCTAACTTTTGAATACTTCTTTCAACTACTTGTAAATCATATTGTTTCTGTGCTTGTAGTACCGATACATCCTCTGCGCTTCCAGTTATAATATCACCATTTCTTGTATTAGCTAAATCTTTTTTTCTAGTAACACTATTTG